GCGCTTTCCGAGTTCAAGCCCACGAACGGGGGCCTTGGCCAGGCGGCGGTCGGTCTACAGAGCAGAAACTGGGTTATCCCGAATTCGTTGCCGCACATCATAAGTTCCAATATCGGTGACGATCAGATCCTGATGATTGATCCGGCCCAGGCGATGATCGAGCTGGTTTTCCGACCATTAATGGTTGAGTCCGACCGCATAGTGATGCGCCAGATTTCTGGGACGGCGATATCGATCCTGTCGAGTTTTGCGACCACGGAACGCATGGCCCGAATCATACTGGACAAATCCATTTCGTTTGCGGACAACGGGTTCCCGACCTGGATGACGCCTTTAACCTGATTTGAGAGGTAAGCCGTGAGCGTTTTCATAAGACTTCGCAATGAATCCGGGTTCTTTGTGGACCCGGAGACTGGGTTTTCCCTTAAATTTGACCAGGAGAAGCCACTACCAGAGCCCATCGGTAAACTCACAAGAGACTGGTTAAGCGGTGGGGGGCTGGTCAGGTTTAACAGGGAGAAAACCGTGGCCCGGTTCCTGATTGAGGAACCGGAGGGGGGAGAGGTTCAGACACAGGCGACAGTAGAACTTCAGGAAACTGATAATATTTCGGAAAGACAGTTCGACGGATTGTCTGTGTCTGATCTCCGAAAACTGTGCAGGGATGTCGGGCTAAGTTACAGCCGCAAGCAGGACAGGGCCGAGTTGATTAATCTTTTAACCGAGTTTGAGGCAAAGGCGGCGCAGTGAGCATTGATTCCACTCAACTGGTAATGGATCAACTTGATCCTGTTATTGCGCTTGACCCAACTCTAAGCCTGGCCGTTTCAAGACAGGTTGAGGCTGTTACTGCGTTACATAGTTGGGTCGGCGCTGCATTATCCGATCAGCAAAGGGTTTATGTAAGTCTTCTTACCTTAAAAGCGATGATTCCCAGACTGATTTTGACCTTTGCCAAACGGATCAAAAAAGCGAAGGGCGGAGTGGCTGACGCGGAATTCCAGGCCGCCGAAAAGTTTTTAGTCCAACTGGAAAAAGAAGTGAACGATCAACTTGAAAGAGCCGCAAAAGAGGCCGCTCCTGATGACATGACGCTACAACTTCCGGCTTACCCTTTAGTTGGAGTTAAGGCGTTCAGACCCGATGCTTAATTCTTCCGACAAACAGCAAATAGCCGCCGCCATTTGTGAGGCTGTGACAATGTTGGCTGAAGATAAAATGACTCACGTTAGCGCTGACTCAGGGGTTTCAACTGAGATTACCTGTTTGCTTTACGATTCGTTAATCGAAGCCAAAGAGGGGATCAAGGTGGATAAGGGCGGCGTAAAAGACGGCGACGTAAGGGAAGCGATAATTTCAAAACTGGAATTAACTTCCAAGCAAGTCGTAATAAGCGTAGCAGATCATTTTATCATTGAATCGGAACGTTGGGATTTTTCTGAACACGACAAACTTCAAACCAAACTGGTTCCGATTTCGGGCATCCATAACATTGTAAGAATTCGATTGAGACGGGCTGTTGAGCTTAACAGAACTCAGGCGGGAAGCTCGTTTACCTGGGAGACGACTTAACGTATGGCGTTCAAGGTTTCAATAAAAACCCGAGGACTCGATCAGCTAACACGATCCCTTTCCAATGTTGGCCGCCGATTTCCTACGTTATTAAAAACTCATACGATAGTTGCGGGACGCAAGCTCGATCAGGCTGTTAAAGAAAACATTCTACGCCAGAATTTTCCGGCTCTTAGCGCAAAGTATAAAAAGTGGAAAATCCGAATGGGTCTGGACCCAAGAATTATGCTTCGGACTCACAGGATGTGGCATGCAATCCAGTTTAAATATGGGGAGCCATCATTTGAATATGGCGGCATAGTTGGGATTAACCCTACCGCCATGTATCCACGCTACATGTCAGGGATTGTGGGCGTTAAAGGCGAAAACGGAAAGCGGATCAGAACAAAGGGTAAACGGTTTAAATCTACCGGGCCAAGGTCAATAGCCTCGGTTGTAGACCTGCACGAGAGAGGCGTAGCAAGAGGAGCCAGGCCAATATTTAAGCCTATCGCCAAACAACAGGAAATGGTCGTGGTTTATGAATACCATAAGGCCATGCTGAAAGCTTTTGGCCAGGACATGAATTTCGATCAGCTTCTGAAACATATAAAGAAGAACTGGTAATTTGATATCGTTAATTGATCAACATATTTATTCACGTTTGGGGGCAATCAAATTTAACGGGAAGTCCGTGAAGGTTTACCCTTACATAGCGGAACGCGACCACAAGGAGCCTGTTTATCCAAATTATTGTGTTTGTCGTCACCGTTTTTTTATTCGGGAACAGGATAAACGGGACGGGCATTACGTTTACGTTCCAAGCGACAAACAAATTACCATTGAATTACCTAAAAGTCTGGGCGGGGGAACGATGACAGGGCCGGAAAGCTATTTAGAAAAACCCTACCCTACGCCTATTGACCTTCTTTATGAGGTTCAGACTCAGGCCACAAAACCGGAACACGCCACATTGCTATGGGAAATGTTCATGCAGGCTATTCCACCTGAATATTCGCCAAACATTAACGGGCAATGCCCGCTTTTTTACTATGAAGATGTTTCCAATCTTGATGAACTGGATTTACCATTATTTAAAACATCAATAATGCTTATGGTTTGTGACTTATGGTTAGAGCGATTGGAGTCAAGACGGGTTAAGCCGATAGGTGTAATTGATTTTAAGGAAGAGACGTTTAACTATCCAACTTAATTAATAAAGACATCGGGGGGGTGTTTGCATGTCGAAAAGAAATGAGCCTTTGGCGGTTGAAGAGCCGATTTTAAAAGAGCCTTCGCCGCCATTGACCGGCGGCCCTATCCCTGGAACCGCCAGGATAATCAATTTCCTACCAGTAGAAAGAGACATTCCGCTAAGTGATGGCAACAGCGTATCTCTAGCTCCGTTTAGCAGAGCTGGCTCGGACCATATCTCGGATTTCATTTCCAAAAATCTGATTCCTGAATGGGTAAAAAAAGCGGCAGCCATTAAGCCACCCAACAAAAAGGAAATTGCTATTGAGGAGGCGGTGTAATGGCGATAAGTGGCGCGGCGCGAGCTATTGTCACAACGGCTGATCTGGCGATTTACGTCGATCTGATAAACAAGGGTTACATGATTGTCGTCATAAAATGTGAACGGGGGCCATTATGGGAACCTGTTCCCATAGCAAGCTGGGATGAATTTGAACGGACATTCGGTTCAACCTGGAGTTATTCAACTGATCCGTTAGTTCTGAAAATGGGACTACTTCAGGGAGCCAAGTTTATTGCCATTCGTGTAGCTCACTGCACGGACGTAACCGATCAAAACACCGTAACAGCGACATGTTCGACAACTACGGTTAACGACAGGGGCGACATTCCTACAAGTGGAAATGTTGTTTCAGGCGCGGGAGCCTGGAATATCATCGCTCCAACCGCCGGGTCCGTAACAGGGACAGAAGTTGAGAATTTTACGTTTGGCTTTGACACAGCCGACAAAATGCTAATCGCCGTGGGCGGCGGCGCAGATCAACCAATAACTCTCGTTGGTTCAAATCTTACTGGCATTGCGGTCGCGGGACAGATTAACGCAGCCTCGACCGGATTAACCGCCAGTGTTGTGGATGGCAAAATAAAACTGGCAGCGAACAACGCCAGTGACAGCCTGACGGTAAAAACAGTTTCAGAGGATTGCTATTCCGTGTTGGGGATTATTATTGGCGTTTACGCCGCGATTCCCGGGCAGAATTCTCTAGTTGTTTCAATTGACGGGGGAGCCGATCAAACTTTTACCCTAACGCCTGGAATAAGAACTTCGGCTCAAGTTGTGGCCGATCTTGCAGGGTTGACCAATGCGACCGCAGTCGCCGCTTTAGGCGCTTTTTCAATTACTTCAAACACAACGGGCTTGAGTTCATCTGTTCAGATTAAATCAGGCTCAACGACGGCTACATTGCTCGGATTTGACAACGCAGTTCATTCCGGGACAGCGGGGGCGGCTCAACCTACTTTGAGATACACAGCCGCAAGCCAGGGCGTTTTTGGTGATTCGATCAAGATTTATCATACCGATTCGGTCCTGAAGCCTGGCAGCCTGTTCAACGTTCTGGTGACGTACGACAAACAAAGCCAGTTGAACGCTCTTTATCCTGACGTTAGCATGGACCCTGAATCCGACAGATACGTGGTCAATTACATAAATCAGCGAGGGGCTCTGGTTCAGGTTGAAGATCTTAATTCAACAAATGTGAGTCCTACAAACAGACCTGCGGTGAACGCTGACGGTGTTTATCTGTCCGGCGGATCTGACGGATTAACTGGATGGACCGATGGCGACTGGGTCGGGGATCAATATTCCAAAACCGGATTTTTCGCCGCGGACAAAACAGACCTGGCAATGGACATCTGTATCCCTGGAAGCACGTCAATAACAGTCTATCAGGCGCTTGCGGCGTATTGTGAAGACAGAGGGGATCTCATTGGTTACGGGAACTTCCCCGTGGGCATGGCCCCACTGGAAGCTAAAAAATGGAGAATGGCCGAGCCGCCGACTTACAGTCACGCTCCTCTGGATTCTCACAGATTTTGCCTTTTTTACGGAAGACCTCTTTGTTACGACAGCCGGGACGACTCCCGGAAGAACATATCCAATCTGGGTCATTTTGCGTCCTGTCTCGCTTTTACGGACACAAATTACAACGAAAGTTACGCTCCGGTCGGCGAAGAAAGAGGGGTTGTAAAACTCGTTGAGGGTTTGGACTTTAATGTCGCTGAGACTCGTGGACTTCAGGATTTATTCAGCAATTCCGGCATAAACTACCTTCAGATAACGAGAAATCAGGGAAGCCGCAAGGCCCTCTTTTGGGAACAGTTTACCACGCAGCTTGGTGTTTCACCGTTTAGGGATCTGAATGTTGTCCGATTCATGACCCTGGTCAGAAAATCAGTTACGCCGCTTCTGAGGGGTTATGTGTTTGCGCCTAACGCTCCGTTTATGTGGAGGGCGATGCATCGGGAGCTACAACCCGCCTTTGACAACTGGCAATCTGAAAACTGCATCTACGCCTACCTTTTGCAGACGGATCGTGACGCCTCAATATCCGGTGGGGAACTTAAAGGCGCAGTCCTGAATAGTGGTCTGGAAATGGATCAGGGTATTTGCAAGGCCAGAGCATTAATACAGCCGACCAGAGTGGCCAGGTATATCGACATGGTAGTTGGGGCCGCACGCACAGGGGAATCTTTCGCTACCTATGAAGTCCTGAAAGATCTGCCCGCCTGGGTAAGAATGTAACGAAAACATAACAAATTTTAGGGGGGGAATCGTGGCGATAGAGGTTTACACAGGGCCGACAGCCAAGGAATTTCGTTTCCTTGTAGAAATTAACGGCTTTCCGGCAGCTTTGGTTCAAGCTTTTGATCCTGGAAGCCGCCATCACGCAGTAGCTGAAAGAGGCGGCGCTGGAATGAATCACCCGTTCAAGGAAGCGGGAATGATTACATTCGACAACTGTATTCTGTATGCCGTGCGACCGCTGGACGGGATTGCCAGAATGTTTTGGGACTCCTGGATGGATCAGGCTCAAAACCCAAGAACAGGCGGCGGCGGATCAACAAATGTTTACATGAAGAATTTCACGCTTTACGAGCTTGATAACAACAAGAATCCTGTAACAGCGGAAGAATATTACCAGGCTTTTCCAATTGAACACAAACAGGGGAAAAAGGACAGTTTAAGCAAAGATAAAAACGTAATCGACGAAGTTCATATTGCCTATGTCTGGAAAGAACCACGGGCGATAGGCATAGGAGTGTAACATTATGGGGGGGGAAGAACTTTCAGCCAGGGAGATTATCTTACCTGTCAGTAAACTTGAAGCCGTAATCGTGGAAGGCGACGGTCATTCGGATAGACTTTTACTAAAACGCAATAAGCGGGTTGACGAACTTATTCCAGACTATCTCGCTTCCATGACCAAATCGCTGGGGGCCAAACAGGGTGTTACGAGAGACGATATCCAGGATTTGCTTTTACCTGATTCGGAATACCTTGCGGTTGAGATTTACAGGCTCAACTATGGGGAGATATTTGATTTCAGATACAGATGTTCGGGCTGTAACAAAACCATACCGGGAGACTTCCCGCTCAAGCAATTG